GCCTTTAACGTCATCGAACTGTGAAACATCACCACCGCTTGAAGTTATTGTAGAAGCTTTTGAAGCATCCCACCAAGCATATGTAGGTATGTCGAAAGGGGTCCAAATCCCTGAGCTAGTATACAAACCAAGCTTAAAGTTTCGGAGGGAATTATTTGCTGACTGAATACTCATATTATACTCCAATATAAGTTATTACTCTTGATTGTGGATAAAAAGAATCCCTCTTTCAAGGGAATCTCTTAACTAACAAAACAAAGGAAGGGGTCGGAGTAGAAATCTTACCCCCGCAATGCCTCACTATAATACGAATAAATTTGGTCTTCCACAAGATAAAGATTAATTTAAGAGAATGGCAAAAGAACAAGACGAAACGTTCCAGCTATTAAAGAAAATGAGGATAGCTCAATTTATCGAGTTATTTTGCAGTTTCTTTAATTACGAGAAAGACGAACTAGAACAAATGGTACTCTGGCCAAAACAGAGGGAACTTTGCGATCTACTAGATACCTGTTGTAAATTATTCTGGCCCAAAGCAAGACAAGTGGGCGGAAGTGTGATTGCTGGTATGTTGGCAGTAAAAACAGCCATTACAGAGCCTAAAGTCGATATTATTATCATTTCCAGAAATGAAAAAGAAGCCCGATACTTCCTAAAAGACAAAGTATTAGCCGTTCTCAATTCCCTCCCTGCCGTAGAGGGGATTGATTGGGGTACTTGGGAACCATATAAGGACATTATCACCTTCTCAAATGGATCCACAATTGAATCTATCCCAACTTCAGATGATGCTGCCCGTGGTAGAAGTGCAGTTCGATTAATTATCATGGATGAAGCTGGCGCAATTGAACACGCGCGCGATATATGGAAATCTGCCTCCCCCGCGATAGAAAAACACCCAAACGGTCAAATGGTCGTGATTTCTAACTCAAAAAATGGTTCTTGGTTCAATTCCATGCTAAAAAGAATTGATGAGGGCCGAGTTATGGCTGTTGACCTGTTCTTTATGAATTTATGGACTGACCCTGCCCGTAATGAGAAATGGAAAGATGAGACTAAGACTCAATTTGATAATGAAGTGGATTTTTACACGGAATACCCTGAAACTATCCAGCATATGTTTTTACAGAGGGAAGGCTTCGTTTATCCGACTTTTGACTCAAGAGAAGGTGGAAAACACGTTTTTGACTTTGAGCCAAGGTGGAATCATCGGTATATTGTAGGGTATGATCACGGTTTTGAGCATTATGCTGTCTTTCTGCAAATGGTGTGGGACCCCTTTGAGGATATTCTGTATGTTTTTGATGAATTATATATGCACCAAAAGGATGTATTTGATATTTCTGGTAGTATTGTGGAAAGGTTGCGTAAATGGGAGGATGTAGGAGCCCCAGAAGTGGCTTGGAAAAGAATAGCCGATTCATCTATCTTTGCTCACCATGGCCAAAAACCGATTTCGGACCTACTCAAACTCTACACTGATTTAACCTTCCAGAAGTCCATAAAATATAATGAACTCGGCTCAATGGATATGCTACGAACCAGATTTACCACAGATAGGATTGTAATTCACCCTAGATGCAGAACTCTAATCCAACAAACAGGCGATTTACTCTACAATAAAAACGGGCAACCAGTGGATAAGGATAATGATGGTCCAGATGTTTTGAAATATATTTGTGCCGAATTAAAGCAACAATTACAGAAAAAACCAGATGCAAAGCCTCGAGCTTACGACAGAAAACTCAATAATTACAAAAAAAATGGTTTAATTCTCTCGCAGGGTGGCCCATCGTTTCATTCTGAAAATTCCATCGAATCATGGCAAAAGTATTAATGTTGATAAAATGTTGATAGGTTGTTGATAAAAACTGTATATTTCATTATGAACCTAAAACCTAAAACAAAAAAGGTGGAAAAGGTATTTTGAAAACAAAGGAAGCAAGATGTTCCAATATCGTAAAAATAAAGAAAAGCGACAGGGATGTACAATGCTCAGCATTTTTAGCGGAACTCAGGGATGATGGAATCCTTGTTCTCTGTAGAAAGTGTGGGCAAAAATATGTTATCCGCATAGTGTCTGGGAAATTCAAAGTTTTCAGACAGGTTAAAGCGGAAAGAGTCTTGATTCAAAATTTAAAGGAAAATTATCATGGCAGCAAAAACTGTAGTAACGCAAGCTAAAATTTACACCAAAATCGGTGATGAACTGGATCCCGTAACAGGAAATCTTGACATACCATCAGGAGCTTCAACTTTAACCGCATTTAAAGCTATGGTTACGGATGGAGTATCTGCAACTACTATGGCTAATGCTGGTAGTGTGCTGGTTGAGATTCGTGGTGTTGAGTATGCTATTCCCATTGTACTTAATTCTTAATGGATGAATCAATCGTCTTGTCTTTACCGCAATTGATAGCCTCGCTAAAGGTTGCGAATAAGACGGACGATGTTAAGTTGAAAAAGGTGATGCTCCCAGGTGGGGATATTATCGAGGGAAAAGAACTTAGAAGTTTAATGGAGAATTAGGATGTCAGGAAGTGAAAGCTTTTTATTTGAAAGACCCGTTGGGATTATAGAAGAAGCTACAAGTCATCATGGTTATCGTGATGCAAATGTTAGAATTGAAATGGTTCAAAACGGATTTGAGTTGACGTATGCTAATAAAAAATTCGTAACCAAAACACTGAAAGAGACTCTTAAGCTTATGGAATCTTGGTTTGAAAAAATGGCCAAGGAAGCTGGAAAGTCTAAAGAAAAAACAGAATCTAATTCAGGACACGAAGAAAGTTAATGGCAACAGAAGTCCCAGACGGAGAAAGCTTTGTAAACTTTTATGCAAACCTTTATAGGTCGTATAGAAGGAGAAATCAAAGGGAGCGAAGTAGAGAACGCAAAAACTGGGATATGTTCTCTGGTGTAGATGGTAAACAATGGGATCCAGATGCCTACCAACAATTAGTTGATGAAGGTCGCGCCCCACACCAAGTAAATTTTATCCAGAAGAATGTTCTTACATTAGCGGGTAACTTTTATCGTAATGATAATGAATTTGACTTTGAACCCAACACTGGAGCGTCCAATGATGACTCCCTATTACTAAAGCACGTTTATCTTACTGATAAGAATATGTCTAGTTGGAAAAAAGCTAACAGAAAGCTAATACAAGCTGGCCTTATATATAGAGGGACCGTAGAGTTATTCAAAGATTTTAAAAATGATAGATTAGGTAGAACAGGACTCCGATACATTAATCACGATACGATAATGTATGACCCTGATTGGACAAGCGATAACGTAAATGATAATAAACACATCATTCAATATGCTTGGATGACTCCACCAGAAATTAAACTGGTTTATAATAAAAGTTCCGATGAAATTGAAAATGCAATTAAGATTTGGAATCGAGCAGTAAGCACCAGACAGGAAGATGCTACTGATGATAGCTATTCTAGCTTGTATGATGATTCACCCGAATTTACTGATATACTTAATCATAGGTTTCTCGTTATTCAAGTTTCAAGGCTTGAGCGTGGAATAAAAAGAAGTGCAATTGATGTAGATAGAAATACAACTTTGCCCGATATGAGTCAAGAAAACATGGACTCCATGATGGCCTTAAGGGGTCAATCTCTAAAGGTAATACAAAACAAGTTCTCAAAACTAAAAGTATGTACCATAGTACCTGGGTTATCACTTAATCTAAGACTAGAGAATGATGCTGACCATCAAATACAAACAGGATCATACCAATACAAAACATGGTCCTCACTAAATGTTAATGGTGAAGTTCAGGGTGTAGTTGATACATCTAAAGACCTTCAGGAAATGTATAATAAAAGAGAGTCAACATTTACTCACTGGCAAACATCGGCAGCGAATGGTGCTGAATTTGTAGAAGAAGATTTCTTTTCCGATCCAACAGAATACGACAGATACGTTCAGACTAAAAATGTGCCAGGCGAAACTTATAAGGTTGGTTCTGGTAAATTATCTCAAAGTAGAATGGGCATAGCCTCTCGACCTAGAGGTGAAGTTCCAAACGATTTACACACATCTGCTGATAGAGCATTTAATATGATGAGTGAAGTTACTCCAGTGGTTCCCGCAATTAGTGGTGAAACTGAGAGAAGCGGAGAAAGTTCTAAATTATTTGAAGCAAAAAGAGGTCAGGCACTCGTAGCTTTAGAGCCTATGAGATTATCTCTTCAGGAATATCAAGAAGACCTCGGGGAAACTTGGTTCTTTTTTGCTAAACAATTATACTCAGGCGCACCAAGAGAAATGTTTATTCCAGACTTAAATGGAACTATCCCCCTTAATGTTCCCACTCAAGAGGGTGGAGTTATAAATGATTTCAGCCAAATAAGAAGACATAATATCATTGTGAAAGTTTCTCAGAACGGTGATACTGCCCGAAGAGAGCTTTTAGACAGATATGCTAATATTATGCCATTGATTAAGAATCCAATCAATCAATCCTTTATTGAGGAAAGAATGATTAGCCTACTTCCAAATATACCTGATGATGATGTTAGACAAGCTAAAGAAAACTCTGAAATCTTCATTAGATTACAGGGAACTAGAGTTGAGGCTGAAATTTCACAGAATGAATTTGGAATAGCTCAGTTTAATCAACAGAAAGAGCAATTATCGGCCCCACAACAACAACCTAATGGTGGGCTTGGTCCATCGGGTGAAGGCCAAACACCAGCAGATGGTGGCGGAATCTCGGTTGAAGGTGCAAGTCTTGAGCCTGGAAACAGTTTGCCAGTTGACGTTAATAATATAAACCAACTGAAATAATCAATCTATCCACAAACTATTAACATTTTATCAACATAATTGTTGGTTTTGAGTGTTGTTTTGACTTATTTTAATTGAATCAATGAAAAGGCATTTTTTCTTTGGCCAAAAGAGAATGATGTGACTTGGGAATTGGTGTTAAACGGGGCAAGCAATTGTTACCCACAAGAGATTTGCTACCAAAGGGAGAAAACAAAGGATGTTACAAAATCCAGACCAGAGTGAAACACAAGAAACAGAAAATAAGGAAGATATGGTACTCGAAACTGCCAGGAAATTAGCCAAGGGAGAAATGACTCTTGAGGATATTAAAGACCCTGCCGTAGCCAGAGAGTTCCATGATAGATTCGTTCTCGAAAATGAGGAAATCCCAGAATCCAATGAAGTGAAAGCTAAAGTGGAAGAAAATAAGGATCCCGAAATTAACGAGACTCAAACCCAGACGGTAGAATCGGTTGATGAAAATCAAACATTTTTACAAGAACGGAAGAGAAAATACGATGAAATTAATAACCTTAATCAAAAAATCGAAAACAAGAGAAAGCGATTGGGCGAACTTGATACTGTAGATACTACGGTACACAAGAAAGTGAATGGTGAGGAAATTTTCTCAGAACAAACGAACCTTAGTACTCAGGATAGGCTTCAAGTCCTTGAACGAAATCAAAGGGTTGCCGTGGAATCAGAGAAAGTAAACTTAGAGGCTGAAAATTTAGAGCTTGCGAACCGAAAGGTTTTCATGGAAATAGATTCTTTTCAGTTTGAAAACCCCGAACTTAAGACCTCAAAATCAATGACCGTTTTAAACGCTGGCTATGCCAAGTTCATTACAGATATTGGTGGCTTAGAAAATGTCGATAAATTCAGGACGGATAAAGAATACAAGGCCCTAAAAGAGTCTGAAGGATTTGTTTTTCCAATGAGTGATACCGACTATGGTAAATTCGAGAAGATTAGTGGTGCTATTAAGTACAAAAGGGATAATAACCATCCTGACCTTGATTCTGCTTATTACAAGTTTCGCAAAGAGAATGGAATTGTTACAGATGATATTAAACAAGCGAGTATTAATGCTGCTAGTGCCACTTTAAGGCAAGTAGCTGAAAATGCCGATGGAACTCAAACACTATCTCCCGATGATGGAACTGGTGGCGGAGGCAAAGACGAAATGTCTAGGGAAACTATGGAACGATGGATTTTAGCTAATCCCGAACCAAAAACTCCTCAACAGGTCGCCATGATGAAAGCTATCCAAAATCAGTTATTCGGGGGAGTTTAAAAAGGAATAAATTATGCTTAGAATAGGCGGAACACCATTAGAACAACAGTCCTGGGACAACGTTCTCCGAATGGAGAGTATGACCCGTGACGTTTATCAAGATTTCGAGGGAACATTCTCGGATGACAAAAAAACCGTACCTGACGGAATTGGAATGAAGGTAAAACTCGCTCCATCCGCCCACTTTCACACAGTTGGATTTTTAAAGAATCTTTCTGGCTCTGGAGTAACAGGTCGTGACCAACAAATCAATCAAGAAATTGATCAACAGTTGAAAGAACTCAATGTTTACGCAAATGATGTTTCTCAAGCTGTAAACACTGAACGTTATGGGATTGATGCCCACGACAAGAAAGCTTACAAAATCCTTGAAGCAGTACAGCCTCAACTTTCTTTATGGCATAAAGAAATCAAAGGTAAGTACATTCGTGAAGGACTTTTGGAACGCTACTCTGTCAATAACACAGTTGCCCCAATTTCTCAAACTAAACGATGGAATGAAAATTTCTTTGTTAAGGGTGTGACTTTATCTGCACAGCCTGTTTACGATTCAACCAACGCTACTTATGAAAGTAATATTTCTGCTGCTGGTGTTACTGGTGGAGCCTCTGCTGCTTGGGATGTACCATTCCTTAATGCTTTGATCTATCAAATAACAACTGTGAAGAAAATTAAACCTATGGATAATGGACGTTATGTTGTAACTGTTCCTTCTCGTCAAGCTATTGGCCTGAAAGACCCTTCTGCTTCTGACTCTATTGCTGGATTGTTTAAAGATTCACACTTAGTTGAAGCTGCTTCCAATGCCTATAAATGGTATCTCGGTTCTTACGGTCCTATGGATTTGTATGAAGATCCAAGGGCACCAGTTATTGATGACAACTCCGCTAATTTATCTGCATTGTATCAAGGTGCTGGTGATGATGATGATAGAGATTCTGGAACAGGTACAGTCTACGATGTTGGCTTTGTACATGGAAAAGGTTCTTATGTTGTTGCAGAATACGAAATGTTGCACTTTGAGGAAGAAATTCAAAACTACAAGAAAATTGTAGGTGTGGGTGCTTTCGCTGGTTACGGTGTAACACGAACTGTTTTTGATGATGTTGGTTCTGAATCTGATACTTCAGCAATCAATCAAAGTAGTATGGCAATTATGGCTCGAAGACAGACCATAACGGCATAAAAAATTGGAGGGGGCATATCGCCCTCTCTTTTTAACAAAGCCCCAAGTAAGGGTAGGAGAAAAGATGAAACAAATTAAATTAAGACAAAATTTTTATGGGACACGCTCAAACTTCACTCAAATGGGTGGTTTTGAATTACAAGCCCCAAAAAGTGCCAGCATGAAGGACGAAGGCTTCGTGACAAGAAAAGGCGAACTTTCACTTGGTTTTAAAGTGGATATACCCCCAAGCGGAGAATTTTCTATTCCCGATACACAGTATAATCGTGTAAAATTAAGATCCATGTCTGTAGAAAAGAAATTCACAGAAGAGGTTGAGGAATACAATTTTAAGAATCCCGAAAAAACCAAATTAGTTACAAATGAAGTAACACTTAGACCATCAATGTTAATTTTGAATGATGTAGATATTAATGAAGACCTCATTGTACCGAAAACATCTTTTACAGAAGAAGAAATGGAAGCGTTATTTCAAAAAAGAATGAATGATGCTAAGAAACCAAAAAGCAAGAGAACTAAAAAAGAACCCAAAGGCGCAACTCAGGAAGTCCCATTAGCGGATAAGAATGGTAAAGCTGAAAAAATTCCTGACGTTAAAGTTGGAAATAGATTTGCTAATAAAGCAGAAGCCACAGGTTCTATATCACCATAGGATAATACATGATAACATCAGCCTTTGTAACATACATGAGTAGTCGGTTATCTGCCGATCTTACCCGTGAACAAATATTAGATATGACTAACAAGGCTCAGAATGAAATCTTAGGCCATAGTAACCGAATCACTAGAATCGTCCCTGACCCTTTTATTCATACTGGGTCGGATGATTTAGTGGGTGATTCTGGTAACACTCTTGGCAATATTCTATTCAAAATAACAACAGTAGTGGACCTTGATACTCCAAGTGCGGGGTTTATTCAGGTTACTAATGGGGATGGGACCGTAGAAAAATATAAGTACGTTTCTATCAATAGAACTCCAGATGACCCTTCAGATGCTTTTGTACTTGCTGATGGGGTAACACTCCTTAAGACTTATGTAGGTAGTGAGGGTGTTAAGGTTGATATATATGATATTGTCGCTTCAGGGGCTTTGTTTTCATCTATTAAAAATGATAGCAGGGTTCAATATGATGTGAGAAGTGTGACCAGAGTTTATGCACTAAGAAGTAAAGTGCCTGGTTATAATCCTTTTGGATTTGGACGATTTAATCAAAGTTCAGGTTCGTTTAGACCTAACCAATTGAAAAATTACAATGGGGTGGAAATTGATATTACTGCCGACTCTATTCAGTCTTTTGAACCACTTTCAAATGATTGTAGAGTTGTAGAATGGAGAGATAATCCACCACCAGATCAACTTGAAACAGATCAATGGATTTGTAGGGCGCAAAGGTGGCCAACACAGTTAACCAATGAAGATGTACCCTTAATGATTCCTGATAGATTCCAAACGAATTTACTTCGCTTTGCCATTCTTAAAGATGAAGAGTATCGGGAATATGGAAGGGATGATAACCCAGAAGAGAGGTATGAGAAATACTTAGACCAGTTCCTAACTTGGGCGGAAGGTGAAACCACCACTACCACACCAACTAAAACACTTCCGAGGTTTTAATGGGGTTTTTAAGAAGCACTACTCGCCCTCAAGGTGATAGGCCAATAATCCATGAACA